GCTTTCCTTTGAAGACGGCAAAGCGGTCATCGAGCGCATCAAGGGCGGAAAGATTCTGGAAGATACAGCAACTTTGACAGCGACCTATGATGTACTCGATCCATCTGCAGTGGAGGATGAGGACATTCTGGCCGGAATAGCAAAGATCCGGGAAATTTATCCGCGTTTTGGAATGGTGCCGGGAACTTTACTGGTTCCAGGCTTCAGCGGCAAGCCAGAGATTTATAACGCCATGACGGCCAAAACGAACAGTCTGAACAGCGTGTTCCGTTACCACTGCTTGGTGGACTTGGACACCGAAACAGTCACAACCTACGACGCAGCATATGCGGAAAAGAACAAGAACAATTTTGTGCAGGAAAACAGCACCCTGCTCTGGCCGATGGTACAGATTGGGGAAGAAATTTATCACTACTCTGCAGCAGCAGCGGCGCTGATTGCAGATACCGACTACAACAACGACGGGATTCCTTATGTTTCCTTCTCGAATAAGTCGCTCAAAATCAGCGGACTTTGCCTGGCAGATGGCACCGAGGTGATCCTGGATCTGGAGCAAGCAAATCTGCTCAACTCCCAGGGTATTGTAACCGCAATCAACATGAACGGCTGGAAAGCATGGGGCAACCGCACCGCCTGTTATCCTGGCAACACCGATATTAAGGATTGTTTCATTCCTTGTCGCAGGATGTACAACTGGTGGGCTAATCAGTTTATCCTGTCCTACTTCCAGAAGGTGGATGATCCGGCAAACCGACGCCTGATCGAAAGCATCGTGGACAGTGAAAATATCAAAGGCAACGCATGGAAACAGCGATACATGGTAGCGGAAGCCCGTATGGTTTTTGACCAGGAGGACAACCCAACCACCGACCTGATCAACGGAATTATCCGCATCGGGATGCTGTTTTCTCCTTACCCGCCGGCCGAGCAGATCCTGACCACGGTGGAATATGACACCGGTGCGCTTCAGGAAGCTTTAAAATAGGGACGGTTAAAGTTTGTAAAGAAATGGCTTTTATACCCCGTCCCCTTGAGTTTGGCAGAGCCAAACTCCCTAGAGAAGCAACGAAACAAGCAAAAGGAGTGAGAATATGAACAAGGGAACGATTCCGACCAAGTTGACCGATTACAACATCTACAACGAAGGAGAGATGCTGATCGGCACCAACGGAGAGGTGACGATGCCGGATTTGGAAGCGGTTACTTCGGAAATCAGCGGCGCAGGAATTGCCGGTACAATGGAGGACCCGACACCAGGCTATTTTGGATCGCTGGAAATCGAATTGAAATTCCGCACGGTATCCGAAGAATCCAGCCGACTGATGATCCCGCAGGCGCACACGCTGACCCTGCGGGCAGCGCAGACAAAACATGACCCGGCGACCGGAACAAACAGTCAGGAAGGTTTAAAGGTGGTCTGCCGCGGTGTGCCGAAGAGCTACTCGGTGGGAACCTTTAAGCAGGGCGAGTCGACCGAAACTACAACAAAGCTGGAGTTGTCTTATATCAAGATTACCCGCGGCAGCGTCGTTGTGCTGGAGCTGGACAAGTTCAATCACATCTTTGTGGTAGAGGGCATCGACTACATGAAGGAAATCAGAGATTTGATTTAGAGAACCCAAAGAAAGGATATGATAGCATGGAAAAGTTCATTTTGAAAAAGCCGGTAACCTATGAAACGAAAAAACATGAAGAGTTTGACCTTTCCGGTCTGGAAGATCTGTCCGGTGAAGAATATGCAAGCTTGCTCAAACAGGCGCAGAAGATCGAAGGGGAAAGCCTGGTGCCGGAAAAGAGCCTGACCTTTGTGTATCTGACGGCGGCAAAGGTGACCGGCCTGCCGTTTGACCTGTTTAAGACGCTGAGTGCAAAGGATGCAGCGCGGTTGCGCTATCAAATCGGTAGTTTTTTTCTCTCGGAGGATTAGACCATACCGCCGCCTTGTTGCTCAAAAAATCTGCTATCAGCCTTTCTATCGTGCTGCACGCTGATTTTTTTCGGCTGTGGACGATGCCGCTCGGTGATTTGCTGGAGCTGATGGTGCAGACAGAGGAGGTGCTTTCCGAAATTGGCGAAGAATAGATTTATTGTCGACTTCCTGTTTGGTGCAAAGAAGCAAGGGAGCTTTGACAAAACATTTTCGGCGGTATCGAACAGCGTCAAAAGCCTGACCAAGACAGTAGCGGGAGTCGCCGCAACCTATGTAAGCGCCCAGGCACTGAAAAATGTATCGATGTCCGCTCTGGAAAGTGCATCCAGTCTGGAGGGATACCGCAGCACCTTAAACGTTGTCATGAAGGACCAGAAAAAGGCGGCTCAGATGATGGCATGGGCGGTGGATTTTGCGAATAAAACCCCGTTTGAAACCGATTCCATCGTGGAAGCAACGGTGCGCCTGCAGTCCTATGGCATCGATGCACAAAAAACCATGACCCAGATCGGTGATATGGCCGGCGTCATGAATAAGGACATCATGCAGGCAGTGGAAGCAGTAGCCGATGCCCAGACAGGAGAATTGGAGAGGTTAGCTTTTAGCCTCGCCGCGTAGGAATATGCGGAAAAATAAATCCGGTAAATTCAGTGAAAATCTTTGAAACAATCACCTTTACTTGATATAATACCAGAGTGGAGGGATTGACGTGTTAAAGCAATATGTATGCGAAAATTGTGGAGAAATTTTTGAGGCTCGTTCCCAAGACAAAAGAGGTAAAAATGTGTTTTGTAGTAGGGAATGCCAACATCAATGGAGGACAGGGAGAACCGATACAACTAAGAAAAAAGGGATATATAAAATCTGCCCAATATGTGGAAAGCGATTTTATGTATATCCATCAGAAATCAATCAAAAAACTTGTTCCAGAAAATGCAAAGTGGATTTGGAACGACAACAGGGAGTCCATTCGGGAGAAAATTGTAATTTTTGGACAGGTGGATTTGAACAGTACAGAGGGAAAAATTGGTATAAACAAAGGGAATTAGCAAGAAAAAGAGATCATAATACTTGCCAAATATGCAGAAAAACCGTAGAAGAACAAGGTTACAATATGATTGTCCATCATCTGGTTCCATTTCGCTTTTTTGAAAATGATTACAAAAAGGCAAATTCTTTAGAAAACTTGATTTGTTTATGCCATGCTTGCCATGTAAAGCAAGAAAGTCATCATTGGCAAAAAGTTCCCGAAGAATATCAATACTTGCTTAAAGGGCATAGCCCTTGCCAAAAGGATAATATAGGCAAAAGGTATTCGCAGGAAGAAATTGATTTTATCAAAGCTAACTACAAAAAGATGGAATACGAGGAAATAGCGCAGACACTGAATCGTCCAAAATCATCAGTAGCAGACAAGATTCTGAGTTTGGGACTATATAAAGGGCATAGAACTGTTTTGACAGCAGAACAAATCCGATTTATTAAAGAAAATTATTCATCAAAACCCAAAAAATTCTTTGATGAAAAAATGCCTGATGTATCCTACAACACAATTAAATCATATTGTAATAGACATGGAATTTACAAAGATAACACTGAGCCGAGCCGCATGGAAACAGGCGGAAGGTGCAGAGACTAGGGGAATCCCGAAAGGGAGATAACACCCACTTTATAAAGGTAACTTTATAAGGCATACCGGACACCCAGAACGGGTGAAGATATAGTCCGAACTGTATGGCGACATACAGACGTAGGCAGAAATGACCTGCGCAGGTTTTAACCTGTAACAAAATGTAAAAGAATTCGGCATTACGAAAGCCATGATTGAGGCAAAGGGTGCCGAGCTTTATAAAAACCAGACCATCGTAAACAACAAAGGGCAGATCGTTGACCAGAAGAAGTTCAACGACGCCCTTTTTGCATTGATGGAGGAACGTTTTAAAGGCGGCATGGAGATTCAGGCAAAGAGTTACAAGGGTATCATGTCCACGATTACCGGCGTATGGAAAACTGGTCTTGCCAACATGGCCGGCATCAGCGGCACCGGTGAGATCATTGAGGGCAGCGCCTTTGATGCAGCCAAAGAGGGACTGAGCTGGGTTGCAACCAAGATGCAGAATATGGCCAACGCAGGAACCTTCGAGCAGATCGGCAGGAAGATCGGCGGCGTGGTGCAGACCGGTGTGAAGT